ATTGATGGTTTTGGACATGGCCATATCTCTTTTTAAATTCTTCGTTTAGTTCTAACATATGATTATACAACCATACATAATTCCAGGCTGAGTCCATAACCCATACTGTACTAGGGTGGTTTATATGACTTGCCTTATATAGTACAGGTTCTACATTAGGATTTGGATGTCGCCATCTTTTAATCTTACGACCACTTGCTGTCTTATCATAATATTCTGTACCGTCTTGTACACGGTGTGCCGTTGATAACATCTGACAACTTTCTACAATCATTTTAGAAGTGTGTTTGTCACAAGCCATTTGAGCGGCCTTTTGTGGGTCTTGGTGTAAATAAAAAATGTTCATAATATATCCTAATGTAAGTTTGCTCTGTATAAATCCATTCTATCGTATTTTACACATAGTTTTTGCCACACACGGAACCAATAATTTTTAGCCCAATCACTCGTAGCATTTTTACAGACCATCATTACACTATTAATCTTGTTTTCGGTTGTTAATGTATCGCCCATAATTCTTTTTAAATCATCATTTGTCATCATATTAATATATATTACATCATTTTCACTCATTTGTCAAGCCTTATCCTTGTTTGGACTTCTCATTCCAATCCATTATTTGGTTTAATTTTACTCGTATTTCATCTGGATCCAGGTCGGATAGTTCTTTTGCACCTAGTTTTTGTACAAATTGTTTATAATCTCTATCTCGTTTTCTGAATCTTTCGTTTTTGGTCTTTTCTCGTTGTAGTTTAACCTCTAAATCGACCTTTTCATCTCTTTTAATTTGTTCTTTATCTTGTTTTCTACTTCTAAGTGATATATTGGCCGCTATCAATAGTAATACAGCTAATGGGTCAAATACAAAGATAAGAATAATAATAACCCACCTTACTGCCTCATCAAAGTGGTCTTTTGCCTCATCACCATAAATGAGTTCTGCAATGTATTTAATTGGTCCTACTTCAGCCTCTATCTTATCTTGTTCTAATTGTAAAGTACCTTTTTGTGTAGTTAGTTCTGCAATCTTATCACTAGCCTGATTGATTGCCTTTGTTAATGCTTCTCTTTCTGGTGCTTGTTTTTCTCTCTCTTTTAAACCTCTTGTGACATATTCCATATCAATATATTTTTCAAGTGTCTGGTCTAATAGAGTTAAAGTCTTTTGTGACCTATCAATAACAAGTTGTTGTTGATTGATTTGTTTATCAATCAATTCTATTTTAATATTATTAGTTGAAGTTGGTTGTACTTGGTCAAGGTGTGCCTTTGATAAGAAACCAAAGATACCCATTGATGTGATAAAGATTAAAACAATAACAGCAAATGTTAAATATGTTTTTAAAGTTTTTGGTACAAGTTCATTGCGCCAATTATTATATAACCAACTGGCGGCTACAAGTTTGCCTATCTCTAAAGCACTACCCATAGCAATGATTGGTACAACAGCGCCTGCAAATAAAGTTGCTAGACCTACGATTGAATAACCGGCTGCTATAACAGATATAGAAATAGCAGATATAAAAGTAATTAATATTGTAAACATTGTTCTCTACCTAATGTAATTTAATTTATATTCTGCTCTAATTTTTGTAATAATACTTTTTATTTTAGAGAAATAGTATTTATCGGCAGCATAAGCATCTAAGGTTTCTACTAATTTGAAAGGGTCATTTTCACCATTATATTTTACTTCTCTATATTTTTCAAAAGCAGTACCATTATTTAGTATGTCCATATAGTTTTGTACGGAATCACATTCGTGTGGAAATACTTTAACACCCCATTTTTGTGGTTTATCTTTCCACGGTAACATATGTGGTTCTCTCAAATCATATGTACGAATACCAAATAAGTTTTTACCCTCAATAGCAAATCTACTTGTACCCCAAGCACTCTCTAAAGCTGCCTGTGCTAGTAATAATTCTCTATTCACAGGCATTATATCAGATGTTGTATTGTAGATATAATCTACACAAGTATTAACAGAATCTAAAAAAGATTGATGGCTGTCGTGTTCAAAGTCTGGTTTAGAAACTTTAAACGCCTCAATTTTTTCAATTGTTTCTACTTCAACAATTTTTGCTTGAGATTGATAAAAATAGTAACAGTAAGATATAAAACTTACTGTAAAAACAAAAAACAATGTCTTTGATACTATTCTTAACTTATCTGCAAATCTCACTAAGCGTCCTTTCCAATGTATGATGAAATTAATTTAGACTTCATCACAATGTATTCGTAGCCATAAATGGTTTCAGCTTTACCATATTCGCTTTCACCAATCTGTATGGGTTTTAGTCTTTTTTGAAAAAATGCAAGACCGTCCATATTAAGAATCTTATTCATCTTCTTAAACAATCTTTCTGATTGTCTTTCTGTAAGATTGTCTTGTACATCTTTTGACCAGTTGCCGGTGTAATACACCATTTTGGTCTCTTTATCGTTATCTTTGAATTTAGTCAGCACATTTGGGATATTCTCAATTTGTGCCTTTAAATAACGGTCGATTTCTTTACTTGCCATAATATATTCTCTCCTTGTTCAGTTAGTAAAGTTAAATCTGGCCTAGACCAATCTCTTTGAGTTTTGGTCTATAACTGTAAAACAGTTTATTGTGATTGCCAGAATCACCACAATTCGCTAATTGATACAGGTGGACCATTTCGTGTCCAAGTGTATTCAAAAATTCACTAAAGTTTTTATACTTTTCATCCATTTCTAAAAGATACCATCTAGTACCTTTTCGTTTATTATCTTTAATCCATACTTGACCATAAACTTTTTGTCTTGTCAAGTTTTTTATTTGTATATCATTGAAAGGTGAAAGTTTATTGTTAAACACACCTTCATTAATTACCTTAAAATACTTCTTAATATCTGCATAGGTAGTTTTGTACATTCTCGTGGCCGTAGCCTCACATTCAGACTTAATCATTCGCTTGATTTTTGCCTTTTTGCTTTCCACTTTTCTCTCCTATTTTTGACTTCAAAATAAACCATGGATAAAATACCAGCTGAAATTATCAAAATGACTTCAGTTGGCAATAGAGCATTTAAAATTTGTAAAAACTCTATGATTACTGACACTCTTTATCAGCAATTTTCGTGTCGTTTAATAGTTCACACTTATACTGCTTATCTAAATTCATTCTCATTTCAGCCATTGCACTATCAATTATTGACGGCAAATATTGTTGCATTATAGCCAACATTTGAATTGCATATTGATGCCCTAATTTAGACATTTCTTGTTCTAGCAATTTTTTTTCGTCAATTTCAGATGAATTTGTTATAACATGGCCAATCACCGCTTTGGTATAATCAGCACCAGCGTAAGTTGGAGTGTTAATTGACAGCACTAATAGAGCCGCCAAAATCAGTTTTTTCATAATATATCTCCTTTTCTATTGTTTATATTTATATTATAGACTATCCGGAGGCTAAAGGCAAGCACTTTTTTAAGAAAAAAAGCGTGTAAAATCAACGATTTATGAAAAAGTTAGGGGGTGCGTCAGATTTGACCACCCCCTGGAGGTAGTTAAATGAGAGTGATTCTCATTTAAATTGTCTTATATTCGTCATTCCAGTTAAAAGCTTCTTTAACCACAGCTGCGGAAAGACCTTTGTAATGTCTGTGAAGTTCTTTATCCTTCATTTGAATGACCACTTCAGCTTCGCCTTTGTGTAAAGCTTCTAAAATCTGAATAAACATAGTTTCTTTTCTAGTCTTAGAAATAGACATATCAGCGCCTTCTACAAAGTGCCAAAATTTCTTACTTTCATTTTCTAGTCTGCTATGTTCGGTACCCTCTGGTGCTTCGTTAGCAATATAAGGAGGGATTCCTTCTGGTAAGTCCCATTTGATTTTAGGGTCAAATGAACCTTTGATTATTCGTCTAAGACCTGGTGTATCGTGTTGTTTTAAAACTTCTACCTTTTTGGTCTTGTCTTTTGCATTATTAACTTTTGTCAATACTTCGTGGTATAACAATCTACCTGAGCCTCTAGTGGAGGCCATAGTTGTCATTGATTGTTTTGACATCAAGTTAGGATTTGCGTTTGCCATAATTTTCTCCATTTTTAAAAGTCACCAATGTTCTCCATTAAAGACTTCAATTTATTTTCAATAAAATAAGTCAACAACTTTGAACGGTCATTTAACTTATAGTTACGGTAACTATTTATAATCTCATTTTCTAGCATTCCTGGTATTTGCAACAAATCGACCAGTTTCTTATTTCTTTCAAAATTAGATTTTACTTCACCCTCTAAGTTTTGACCAGCCATAAACTCCTCTAGTCTTTTCTTAGTAATTGGTTTTTGTCTTTCACCTGTTACAAATACATCACCAGACGAAAGTATATTTGGTATACCGTCTGACCTATCACCAACGATAATATGTTCTAATAAAAATTGTTCTGGTACTAAACCTTCGCCTAAAAACTTTTTCTGTATAGGTGCATACTGTTCAACATTGGTAAATCTTTGTAATTGTATAAAGTCTTTGTCACCTGATACAATCATTATAGGTTCAGATTGATGATAATACTTGACCAACATAGCAATAATATCATCAGCTTCACACCGTTCAATATACATAACTGCATAAGGGAAGTTTTCTTTGATTTCATTTTTTATTTCCGTAATTATATTGAATATGTTTTCCCAATCAAAAGCTGAATCATCTCTACCTTTTCTACGGCTGTATTTGTAATTAGGAAATAAATCTCTACGCCACGGATTACCTGCATCTGCACATAATACCATAGTGCCGTACTTGTTTTTAAATTTTACATTAAACCCTCTTAATGAGTTGACCACCATATGTCGTATCATCTCTTTATTAGGTTTTACATCTGCTTGGCCTCTAGTCTGTACCATAAGGTTAGAGATTAATACTTGGTTTAGGTCAACTAAAATCATTTATTTGTCCACCCTTCCGTTACATCTACCACTTCAAGTTCACCGTGATATATGGTATAAAAATCATAAGGGTCTCCAAAGGTATCTCTTATATAATCATAATAATCTTCTTCATACTTTTCTTCTAATTCTTCTTCACTAATACCTTTTACATTCATAAAATAGAAAGAACATTGGTCATCAACCTCTTGTTCTTCTACCATAGTATGGTCAAATTCAAACTCATTTCTATCGTCATTTGCATCACCAATAGTATCTGATAATTCATCACCATC